GAGGCGGTGGCGGCGCTGGTCGTGGGGCCGGGGCGGGTGCCGCGCCGTCTTGTTTGATGCCACGCGCGAAGTCGTCAAAGTCGGCAACGCCTTCCAGCGAAGTGCCCGTGCTGCCGTCCTGCTTTTGGAAGGTGGCGATGTGCAGGTCACGAATCACAAGTGAAACCTGTTTGCCCTTCGTGAGGTGGGGCGCCAGCGCTTCGGCCTGCTTGCCAAACATGGATGCGCGCACCCACTGGCTGGGCTTCTTGCCGTCGTCGCCTTTTCTGCCGTAGTTGTAGGCCACGGCCAGTTGGACAACGGTTGTCCCATTGCCTGTTACGCGGGTTTCGGCATCGCGGCCCAGCGTGAAAAGTCCTGTCAGAGTTGCCATGGTTTTATGCGGCCTCCAGGGCCGGTTCGTTGGTTGATTGGATGGCGGCGCGCAGGGTGTTTTCGTACTGCGTCACCAGCCGGGAAAATGCCATGAGATCGGTTTCCATGGCCTCGATATAGTCCTCGTCGCGGTCGATGCGCTTGATGGTCAGGTGCTCCAGCGACGGCACCCACACGACAAGATCAATCCACTGTCGCCCGGTAAGCCACAGGCCAAACATGCACTGATCTATGAAGTCGGACACATCGCCATTGCCGACAATCGTCATGATTCGCTCGGGGCTGAAAAGGGTTTTCACCTCTAGCAGTCCATCTCCATCAATGAGTCCATCGGGCGAGTAAAGGAAAAGGTCGTCGTCTGTGGCAAAGGCGCCAACCTCGTCCACTAGGTTTCCGGTGCGCCGCTCGTAGGCTGCGCGGGCGATTGGTTCCTGTACGTGGCCCTCGCGCATCTGCCAGTTCTCAAACGTGGCATCGGCTGGCTGGTGGCTGACTCGCTCAAGCGCCACCTGGCAGGCGTAGGCAATCTGTTTGCCGCTGGCGGCGCCTGATTTCAGCTTGTCGCGTGCATCCTTGGCGCGGCTGGCCGTCACCTTCCCGGCGCGGGCCTGCTTCCACTCGGGCGAACCCTGTTCAAAGCTGTTGAGCATCTTCATACTGCAGCTCCTTTTTCGTCTGCGGCCTTCGCGGCCTTTTTGAGTGCGTAGCTTTCTGGTTCCAGCGCTGCGCGGTCGGCAGGTGACAGGCCCTTGATGTGTTTGCTGAGCGCCGCCCAGCCGCCCATTGCTGCCTCGCGTGCAGCGGCTAGCAGTTCCAGCGGGACAGATGCGGGCGGCGGGTTGCCGTCCGTGTCGTCGCCGCCCTCGGCCACGCCGCAGATGGCTTTGAGCGTGTAGCGCTCCAGATAGCTCTTGGTGCTGGCCCGCGCCTGCAGGGCGTTCTTCGCGCCACCTGCGTCCGGTGGCCCGCCCATGCTGACCGACTCGGAGTGCCCGCCCACATGCTTGAGCGTGCAGGTGACTTCCAGCCAATCCTTTTCGTCGCGCGTCAGCTTCCAGGCGGTGCTGAGCCCATGGCGGGAGAGTGCCGGTGTTACGGCGTCCACCACGTCATGCAGCTCCGCATATTCCTTACCGCGCAGCGGGCCGTCTGTGACCTTGCGCCCCTTCACGATGCGCACGTCCTCGGCCTTGAATGCCGCGAAAGCTGCGTTGTATGCCTTCTCAGACTCCTTGCGCTCCCAGCGGTCTTGCAAGTCCATCATCTTTTCGACCTGCTCCAGGCTGGCGCCTTGAGACATCGCCGCCATCATCATCCCCATTGGGGAATTGGCAGCGAGTGCGCCGCCTTGCTGCGCAGGAACTGGTTGCTGTACAGCCTCCAGCGTCATTACTTGTGTTTCGTCTTTGGTCATTGCATTCATGTTCATCCTCCTGATGCCGTCCACGCATACCGGGCGGCGTTGATGTGGTTGTGGATTTGCCGGTACAGCCTAAAAAGCCTGTAGAAGTCAACCAGGCGGCTCATGGCGTCTTGATCTCCGTGACGTGGCATGAGTGGTGCAGCGTTGTTGGCTTTGCAAAGCCCATGCGCCTGACGACGTACTGCGTTCCGCCCGGTGTGTCGCGCTTGTGGCCCAAGAACTCGTACCGGTCGCCGGTTCGGTTCAGGATGAAGTGAGTTCCTGGCGTCAGGTGGCGCAGGCGGGTTACTGGCGGCTGGCTCATGGCGCTGTGCTTCGCTTCCATCACTTCGCCTCCCGATAGCACGTCAGCACATCGCCATGCCACTCAAACGGCTTTCCCTCGCAAACCTGCCGCGCGGCCCAGTCCCGGCTGTGCAGTGCTTCGGCGTCCTGCTGGTCGGCCTCTTGCTGCGGTGTCTGCGCCCAGGCCTCGCTGTGGTCATCCAAGTAATTCGCCAGGAAGTACGCCCCAAAGACGAAAAGCAGCAGCACCAGGGTGTCAAGGTTGGGTCGGGTCATGTCAGTCCTCCGTGTCGGTTGTCAGCTCGGCGCGGCACTGCGCCATGTCGTGAACCAGATCAACGATCTCGGGTTCGCCGGCTTGGTATCGTTTCATCACCAGAGACCAAAGGCGCTCGTCAAAGTCGCGGTAGTCTGATGCGTCGCGCATGTCGTCGGCGCGGGTCTTGTCGGGCATCGTCAGCCAGTCTTTGACGGTGCTGATCTGTGCGGCTTTGAGGCGCTCGTCGTAGCGCTCGCAGGCCATCAGTCGGTTACTTTCGTTGTCGGCACAGGCCGCGTACACGGATGGCATGGGGTCGTACATTGGTTTCTCCAGTCGAAAAAAATCCCGCTGGGTGCGGGACGGTTGAACGTTCCTTGACATCATCACCGGCATGAAGGCATGGGATTCCTGCTAGTTCAGGCTCGGCATTGAGCTGCTACTGAGCCGTTTCAGCGGGCCTAGTGTGTCGTAGCGCCGAAATACGCGCATCAACCCGCGCACTCTCCATCAATCAAAGACGCTGTTGTCTGCCTACCTATCCGTTGTCACGCGGATTACCTTGGCACCTATCGCGCAAGCGAGTATTTGGTTTTGACGTACCAGCATCGCCCTCTTACTCACACCGATGCAGCCCTAGAAACTGCTCGGCGCAACGCCTTTGATTGATAGCCCTGGCCTCTGACCAGGGGACGGATCACCAGACCCAGCCTGGGCGGGTGTTTAGGGGGTTAAGTCTCCGTACAGCTCGGTTCGCAGCGCGTAGCCCATTAGTGGCCAGATTTTCTGCACCGCATTCTGGCGCGCGATCTTGTGGCCAATCTCGGCGTCGAAGTTTTCAGGGCTTGCGCACGCCGACTCTCCGGTCACGGTGAAGCCGTTGCGCAAGACCAGAACACAGAATGTCAGGAGGCTAAACGGCCCTGGGGCCGAATCAGGCCCCTTAATGAACACCTGCCCATCTTCAATGGATGAACCTACGATCCCATCCATTGCAGTGAAGTACCGTTCTTCGATGATGTTTTCCTCGACTTCGATAGGCGTCACGCGCGGCGCGGTCTTGCCTTTTGCTTGGATTTCTTGCTCAATTTGCTGGTCTGTGCTCATTCGCACCTCCTGGTAAAAAAACTCAACCGCCTGTCACGCGGCTCTGGTTTTGCCCCTGTCTCCAAGGGCTCTTGCGCATTTCTTCCCGGAATGTCACACCGGGCATGCGTCCCGCGTTTTTGCGCGGAGCAGGGCGCAGGGAGTGACGCTCTCGATTGCGCGCCACTGTCCGCCCCGTTGATGCCTTGCTTTTGTTGGGAGGCATCCCCTCACCCCTCTCTCACGCCGAGGGTTCGCGCCCACTTCCCCGAAGGGCTGCCAACTGGTAAGAAGTGCTTACCAGTTGATCCGCAGGTATTAGGGCGATGGTGATGTGCTGGCCTGCATGCGCATTCCACTCCTCACATCACCATCTTGTTAACGATCGGTCGGTGTCTGCACGATGGCCTGGCACCCTGTCGCTGCGTTTTGCTGCGATGGGTGCATTGTAAACATGTTTACAGCCAAGGTGGCAAGTATTTGTAGAAAAATTTACAAAAAATATGGTTGCTCATGAAGCTGTAAACATGTTTACAATACGAGCATGAAAAAGCAAACCGCAATCGAATTGCTTGGCGGCACGCCAAAGAAGGCGGCGGAAGCCATGGGCTACCGCGCCGTGCAAACCATCTATCTCTGGCCCGAAACGCTGCCACAGGCTACGGCTGATCGTGTCGCTGGCGTGGTGGCACGTATGGCCGCCAAGCCCGCCCGCAAAGCCAAGCCCACCGCGCAGGAGGCCGCTTAAATGC